AATGAAATCAAAATCAGAGTTCGATGCAAAAAGATACGTCCAGCTATTCATGGCTGGCTACGTGCCAAGATCTAAGGACGAAAAGAAGTTCGTAGACAAGCACGTTGCTCAGCTTCACCAGGACGTTAACGGCAATAAAGACGATATCTTCAAAGCCACAAATATTCCACCCCACAAGCGTCTGCCATATCATGGTTATGAGAAAGGTGCTGACGAAAGAATGTATGAAGATGTCGAGCAGATCGATGAGTGGAGCAAAGATAAGCTAACTTCGTATATCATTAGTGCCGCATATGATCTAAGAAGAAGAGGTTTCGAAGATGGTATGCAAGCACACAAGGATTTAGAACCAAATAATGATGATTTTCAACGTAGGAACAAGAAGCGCAGTAAGAGACAAATTGGAATAGGACGCGCTGCTCTGAAGTTGGCTTACAGAAAACTACCTGAAGATGTTGAGCAGATTGATGAAGCATCTCTTGTTGCTGGAACAAAGTTAATATCAAAGCACGAAGGTGCTGATGGTCACCATGCAGAAGTTCGCTACAGCAAAGAATGGGACGATTATCAAGTGCATCATTATCTGAACGGTAAACACTTGGGTGAAGGTCCAGTGTCTTATCACTATGAGGATAAAAAAGACGCTGAAAATGTAGCAAGATACACCACATCAATAAGAAATCACGATTACACTGATGGTAATAGCCCAACCAAAAGAACTTATGGTAAAGATCCAGTGCAAGAAGCTATTGAAGCACTTGAAGAAGAAATGTCAGATGCACAAATGGCAAAGCGTGAGCGCATTGTCAAGTCTATGAAGAAGAAAGCTGGTACATTCAAAAAGCGTTATGGTGAAAAAGCCGAAGACGTTATGTATGCAACCGCCACTAAAATGGCTATGGAAGATCTGGATTATGTCAATCTTGACATGACAGATGCTGTTGCTGATCTTATTGAAAGTGAACACAATTTAGTCGGTAAACAAAAAAATATCGACAAGAATGACAACGGAAAGATTGATGCAGAAGATCTTAAACTTCTTCGTGATCAAAAAGGCTTGAAGCATATGGAAAATCAAGCTAAGAAAGTCCGTGAAGTTACCAAGAAGTATCCAATGGCTCAAAGAGACGAATCTGTAATCGAACAGCTGCTTTCTCAGATCGATGAAGAAACCGTTGTCCTGGAATTCAACAGCGGTGAAACCATTGAAATTGTTGGAACACTTGCTGAAAGTATTCTTAATATTTTCATGGAGTTATCCGAAGACAACCAAGCTCAATTCGAAGAATTGATTTCAGAAAGCATGACTGACTTCGAAGATGCTCTTTCATTCATTGCCGAAGCATATGAGGGGAATGAATAATGCCATTAGTCTATACACAAAATAAAGGCGGTAAAGCTGTCATTCGTGACACAGCAAACGCAACTTACATAGTTGCTGGTAACTCTGCTGCTTCAAACGTTGCTTCTGCTGGTGAAACAGTTGTTGGTGCATCGATCTCTCAGATCTGGTGGACTGGTGACTGGACTGTCAAGCGTGGCGCAAACACTGTTCTTGTTCTCAAAGACTCTGGATCCTGGGATCTAAATGGTTCTGGTATTAATCTTGGAGAATTCCCAGCTGCTAACCTTGTTGTCGAAGCTGCTAACACAGGAACCATTATTGTTGAGTTGTCGAAGAACTCGAATTTTGTTTCCGAATACCTGGTAGGATAATCAATGAAACTATTCTCAGAATTGTTAGAAGATGTTCAATACATTACCGAAACTCGTGAAGACGGTAAAAAGAATCTGTACATCACTGGTCCATTCCTTCAGTGTGAAGTGAAAAACCGTAATGGTCGCCTGTATGAGAAGGCAATCATGTCACGCGAAGTCGCTAGATACAATAAAGATCTTATTGAATCTGGTCGTGCTTTCGGTGAACTCGGTCACCCAGCTGGACCACAAATGAATTTAGAGCGAGTCTCTCACCGTATTATCAGTCTGAAAGAAGACGGTAATAACTATATCGGTAAGGCTATGCTTATTGACACCCCTTATGGAAATATCGCAAAAGGTATCATCGAGTCTGGTGGTCGCCTGGGTGTTTCTTCTCGTGGTCTTGGTTCTCTTGAAGAACGCAACGGTACTAAGTATGTCAAAGACGATTTCATGCTGGCAACAGCTGCTGATATCGTTGCTGATCCTTCTGCACCTGACGCATTCGTTAATGGGATCATGGAAGGTGTTGAATGGATTTGGGACAACGGTGCTCTTCGTGCTGAAGAAATTGCTGCTCAGACCCGCAAAAAGATCGATGAGTCAGTGAAAAAACAGGGTATTACGGAAGAAATGAAGTTTAAAGCTTTCTATTATTATCTTGAAAAGCTTTCAAAATCGTGAATGTTATAAATAAAGATACAGATTAACATATAGTCAAGGAGTAGGGAATGAGTGACAACAGAGAAACCCAATACCTGGATGAAGCATCGGCTGTCGATACTTTAAGACCAGGTTCCATGCCAGCAAACATCCCAGATAGCAAGGCTGCAATGCTTGCTTATGTGATGCAAGTTGCTGGTGGTATGTCGAAAGATGATCTGAACGGATTTGCGCAATCTCTTGCACAGATCGGTCATGAAGCAGATCAAGTCCCAGCTGATGCAGATAGCAATCGCGCTACCATCGCTGCTAAGGGCGCAATGAAGGAAAGCATTGATGAGATGTTCATTGATGAAAACCTTTCGGAAGAATTCAAACAAAAAGCTTCTACTCTGTTTGAAGCTGCTGTACACGCACGTTTGGTTATCGAGTCTGCTAATATCCAAGAAGCATACGAAGAGATTCTTGTCGAACAAACTGCTGAAATTGTCGAAGCCGTCACCACCAAGGTTGACGAGTATCTCGACTATGTTGTAGAAAAGTGGATGGAAGAAAATGAAGTCGCAATTGAGTCTGCCCTGAAAGCAGAAGCAATGGAAAGCTTCATTGAAGGTCTGAAGACCCTATTCCAAGAACATTACATTGAAATCCCAGACGATAAAGTTGATGTACTTGAAGAACTGGGTAACCAAGTAGAAGACCTGGAAGCACAGCTGAACGAGTCGATTAACGAAACCATCGAACTCCGTAAGCAACTTGCAGAAGCTTCTATGGAACAAATTTTTGCTGATATGACAGAAGGACTTGCTGCTACGCAGATCGAGAAATTCCGCACATTAGCAGAAGGTGTCTCGTTTGAAGGTGACTTACATGATTTTGCCAATAAGCTTTCTGTTATCAAGGAATCGTACCTTGGTGGCAAAAGACATTCCACTGGCATGATCATGGAAGAATCCCCAAGCCGTGACATTAACGAGCTACATGATGTTGTTCCTGAGTCTGGTGTAATGTCCGTCTATACACAAGCAATTTCACGTACTGTTAAAAAGCAGTAATTTATAAATAATAAGTAAACAAGTTTTTTACGCAAGGAGATAAGAAGTATGTTATTAAATGAAGAAGTACAAAGAAAGTGGGCACCAGTCCTTGAACACGCAGATTTGAGTCCAATCAGAGATGCTGTTCGCAGAAACGTCACTGCTGTTGTTCTAGAAAATACGGAAAATGAACTCCGTAAGGCTGGATCAATGGTCGGTGGTCAACAGCTGCTGGGCGAAGCTGCTCCAACCAACGCAACAGGTTCTGCTGTTGATAACTTCGATCCAGTTCTGATTTCGCTGGTTCGCCGTGCAATGCCAAACCTGATCGCTTACGATATCTGTGGCGTTCAGCCAATGACTGGTCCTACTGGTCTGATTTTCGCAATGCGTTCGCGTTACGCAAACCAAACTGGTGACGAAGCTTTCTACAACGAAGCTAACACCGCATACGCAACCGTTGTTGGTGGTGCTAACACTCTTGGTGACAAGCACGTTGGTGGTTTCCCAGGCAACACAACCACAGGTACAGCTAACCTGGCTGAAGAAGGCATCTATAACTTCGGTGATGGTATGTCAACAGCTCAGTCCGAAGCTCTGGGTACATCTGGCAACACTGCATTCCCAGAAATGGCATTCAGCGTTGAGAAGGTCACTGTAACTGCTAAGAGCCGTGCTCTGAAAGCTGAGTACACCCTAGAACTGGCACAAGACCTGAAAGCAATTCATGGTCTGGATGCTGAAACCGAACTGTCGAACATTCTGTCTACCGAAATTCTGGCAGAAATCAACCGTGAAGTTGTTCGCACAATCAGCGTAACTGCTGAAAAAGGTGCTACCGAAGGTACAACCACAGCTGGTGTGTTCGATCTTGACACCGACTCGAATGGTCGTTGGTCCGTTGAGAAGTTCAAAGGTCTGATGTTCCAAATCGAGCGCGAAGCTAACCAAATTGCGAAGGGTACCCGTAGAGGGAAAGGTAACATCATCATTTGCTCGTCCGATGTTGCATCGGCTCTGCAAATGGCTGGTGTTCTGGATTACACCCCAGCTCTGAACAGCAACCAACTGAACGTTGATGATACAGGCAACACCTTCGCTGGTGTCCTGAATGGTCGTCTGCGTGTCTACATCGATCCATATGCAACTGGCAACTACATGGTTGTTGGTTACAAAGGTGCCTCGGCATTCGATGCTGGTCTGTTCTACTGCCCATACGTTCCGCTGCAAATGGTCCGTGCCGTTGATCCTTCGAGCTTTGCTCCTAAGATCGGCTTCAAGACCCGTTACGGTATCGTTGCTAACCCATTTGCACAAGGCACCACAGATGGTCTGGGCGCTCTTGTCGTGGACAGCAACAAGTACTACCGCCGTGTCCTTGTTCGCAACCTGATGTAATTAAAACAATAACAGGTGTTGTAACATTCAGAGGGAGCAGAAATGCTCCCTCTTTTTGCACTTGACAAATCTAAAAATCCTGGTATAATTGGGATGTTCTCCTTCATATATTATGGTTCTATGTATATTATGAGATACTAAATACTGTATAACATAAGGAATCATATATGAGTCTAGTTAATAACCAACCCGTCAATAATAACTTTCTATCACCACTTGGCTACAAGTTTCATATTGATAGAATGCCAACGTTTAATTTCTTTGTACAGGCTGTTAAAGTACCAAATATTAACCTACCAGCAGCCTTGCAGACCACTCCATTCTCTGTCATGCCGTTCCCTGGTGATCACCTACAGTTTGGTGTTCTAGATGTTATATTCAAGATGGACGAAGCATTACTTACCTACACAGAGATCTTCGACTGGATGCAAGCCCTTGGCTTCCCAGAACAGTACGAACAATACCGTGCTGGTACGATTCCTACCAATTCATCTACAGGTAAAAGAAACACAGTTTCAGATGCTTCTTTGACAGTCCTGTCTTCTGCGATGAATCCGATATTCATCTACAAGTTCCGTAATCTGTTCCCAACCTCAATTGGTTCTTTCAACTTCGATACCCGTGATTCTGAAGTAACTTACATCACTTGCGAAGTTCAATTCAAGTTTGGTTTCATGACCGTTTCAAGAGACCCACAAGAATACGGGGCTTGATTATATCATAGAAATATGTTATAATCAAATCTTTGGGAATTGCTATGCGTATTGATGAAATTCAAGCACTTTGGGAAGCAGACGCTAATATAGACCGTATGGAACTTGGTAATGAAGCTATCAAGATTCCTAAGCTGCACTCGAAGTATTACAAGATCTATATCGATGAACGTCTTGCCTTGCGTAAGGCACAGGCTGATTATAAGGTCTTGCTCAAAGATAAGCAAGTCTACTACATGGGTGGTATGGACAAAGCAGAACTTGACGAGCGTGGATGGGAACAAAACCCTATACGAGTTCTCAAAGCCGACCTACCAACCTATATTGATGCAGACCCAGATATTATCAAACAAGCCCTGAAGATCGGATATCAGCAAGAGAAGGTAGACTTCCTGGAAAGTGTTATCAAGACTCTGCGTGAAAGGGGTTTCAATATCAAGTCTGCTATCGAGTGGGCGAGGTTCCAAGTTGGTGGTTAATGAGTGATTTGGTAAAGCTAGAACATTACAGTGAAACGTTTTTGAGGGTTCGATGTGAACCCTCTATCATGTATGAAATGTGCGATGCCTTCACCTTCATGGTTCCTGGGGCTAAGTTCTCACCGAAATACAAAAACAAGATATGGGACGGCAAGATACGCCTACTCAACACCACGACAGGCTTGATATATCGCGGTCTGGTCGATAGTATTGTACGCTTCTGTGATGATAAAGAATACCCCGTCATAGTGGATCCCTTGTTCGCAGCAGACGAGTTCTCGCTACACGAATTGGAACAACTGGTAGAAAGTCTGAAGCTTCCATTCAAACCGCACGACTATCAGCTCGATGGTGTGGTTCATGCGATAAGAAACAAGAGAAGTCTTTTGATTTCGCCTACTGCTTCTGGTAAGTCGCTGATGATCTATCTGATCACCAGACACTACCGCAAGAAGACACTGATCGTAGTACCATCGATATCCCTGGTTCACCAGCTCTACTCTGACTTTGCTGAGTATGGATTTGATTCTGAAAAGTATGTCCATAAGGTCTATCAGGGACAAGACAAAGTAACTGACAAACCCGTGGTCATTACCACATGGCAGTCTATTGTTGATATGCCGAAGAAGTGGTTTGAGTCTTACGATGTTGTCATTGGTGACGAGGCGCATAACTTTAAAGCCAAGTCGCTGGTTAGTATCATGTCGAAGATGGAAAACATCGGATACCGCTTCGGCTTCACGGGTACGCTGGACGGCACACAGACCAACAAGCTGGTGCTGGAAGGGTTGTTTGGTAAGATGAATCAGGTGATCACCACTGCCGAAATGATCGACCAGAAACACGCATCAGACTTCATCATCAAAGCTATTGTGCTTCTGTACAAAGAAGAAGAAAGAAAAGTTGTTGCCAAAATGACCTACCCGCAAGAGATGGACTTTTTGATATCGAATGCAGCACGAAATAAGTTCATCAAAAACCTGACGCTTTCTTTGAAAGGTAATACACTTTTGCTGTTCCAATTTGTAGACAAACACGGCAAAATACTGTATAATATGATAAAAGAAGAAGCTGAAGCGCAGGGGCGTAAAGTGTTCTTTATTCATGGTGGTGTTGCTGGTGATGAGCGTGAAGCTATTCGCCATATTGTCATGAAAGAAAAGAATGCAATTATCATCGCATCATTCGGAACAATGTCTACGGGTACAAACATTCCGAACCTGGACGATGTGATATTTGCAAGTCCATCGAAGGGCAAGATTAGAAACCTACAGTCTATTGGTCGTGTGTTGCGTAAAGCAGATGGTAAGACCATCGCCACACTCTATGACATTGCAGACGATCTTGCCTGGAACGATAAAAAGAACTATACGCTGCTGCACTTTGTCGAGCGAATGAACATCTACGCACAAGAGCAGTTTGAATACAAAACATACACAGTGAAAATAACATGAAGCTATGGGTTATCAAGACAAATAATATAGAGATTATCTGCGAGATCGTCAAGCGTGGATTATTCTCTATCGCAGTTAAAAACCCAGTTCGTATCCTGGACACAGCTGCTACAGGGAAACTATCTCTTGGATATACTGTCTATAGTCCATTCACTACCAATGAAAATATCTCTATAAATAGGATGAACATTGTCTCAATCAGTGAACTCAAAGGTCAGCATGTTGAGTTCTATAACAAGACAGTCACCCTACTAAACACCCTAGTTATCCCAGAGCTTGATGGGGAAATCGGGAAGTTTGCAATAGAAATAGACCAAGCCATGAAACGTTTTGCTGATCGAAAGGAGTATCTTGAAGATGATGCTGACAGCGATGTGGTGATAGTTAATAACAAAAAACCACCTAGGAATAAGCTTAATTGAGTACACATTACGTAGATAATAAAAAAATGTATGAGGCGATTGTAGAGCACAAAAAAGCAGTCAAGGCTGCTTTAGATGCTGGAGAAAAACCGCCTAGAATACCAGAGTATGTTGGAAGTTGCTTTTTGATGATCGCTAAAAACGTAGTCAAGAAGCCTAACTTCTACAACTATCCATTCAAGGAAGAAATGGTTTCTGATGGAATAGAAAACTGCTGTATGTATTTTCACAACTTCGATCCGAATAAGACCCAGAACCCATTCTCTTATTTCACGACAATTATCTGGTACGCATTCCTTAGAAGAATCCAGAAAGAAAAGAAACAGCTTTACATGAAGCAAAAGTTGTTCGAGCATTCCGTCACATTCAACGAGATGTTCGATGTGTCCGACCAGGACATGGATGAAGGTATCACAATTGCCTTCACTACAAGCAGCGATAAGATGAATGATTTTACAACAACCTACGAAGCCTGGATGAAGAAAAAGCACCGTAGACGAGAACGCCAAGTTGACGCACTAGAAGACAGCGCAACCGAAGCACATTTTGAATTAGAGGATTTAATAGATGGAACAGAGATCGAACCACCAGATTCCTGGGATGATACAGGACTGGGCGAAACAGGCAACGAATCGGAAGCTTCCTGAACACATAAGATATAATTATGTTCAGGTGCTGACGGTTATCCGTGAATTTTGTGATACCGCTATTCGTTCTTATAATAATGAAAGAAAAAAATGACATCAAAAATTGCCATGATAAACGACACTCACTGGGGTGTTCGCAACGATGATCAAAATTTCTCAGAATATTTTAAACGCTTTTACGAAGGCGTTTTCTTTCCTACGCTTAGACGGCAGGGCATCAGCCGTATTTTCCATCTGGGTGATATTGTTGATCGTAGAAAGTATATTAATTTTGCTTCTGCGAAACGACTGAGAGAAGACTTCATTGAAATGTGTGTAGCCAATGGTATTGAGCTGCACATCATTCTTGGAAACCATGATGTGTTCTATAAGAACACCAATGACCTGAACGCGATGGAAGAGTTGAACGTAGACAAGTACCCGAATGTATTTGTGTACAAAGACGCTACCGAAGTGATGATCGATAATCTGAAAGTGTTGCTTATGCCCTGGATCTGTTCTGGCAACTATGAACATGCAATGAAGGCAATTGAAACAACAGACGCACAGGTTCTGTTTGGTCACCTGGAACTGTCTGGCTTTGCCATGTATAAAGGTAATGTCAACGACCACGGTATGTCGCCAAAGGTATTTGAGAAATTCGATCAGGTCATGACAGGTCACTACCACCACAAGTCGAGTTCTGGCAACATCAATTATCTTGGTGCGCCTTACCAAATGACCTGGAGTGACTACGGTGATGTGAGAGGGTTTCATATCTACGACACTTCCAACCGAATCCTTGAGCATATCGTTAATCCATTCGAGATGTTCCATAAAGTTACCTACAACGATGAAGGTAAAAGCATGGAAGATGTTCTGATTGACTGTGAGCCATACCGAGATAACTATGTGAAGTTGGTTGTTGAGAAAAAGACCAACCCCTACTGGTTCGATATGCTGATCAATAAGTTTGAGGCTGCTGGCGTTAAGGACTTGAAAATACTTGATGATGGTGATAAAATTGACCTTGACGATGATGATTTTGTCGATGAAGCACAAGACACTTTGACTATTTTGAACGGCTTCATTGACCAGATGGATATCAAAGGTAACCGTCAGGATTTGACGGAGTTACTTCGTGACCTTTACAGAGATGCTGCGAGTTCTGAATGATAACCTTTAAGAAAGTACGCTGGCGTAATTTTCTAAGCACTGGCGACTGCTTTACCGAAGTGCAACTGAATCGTTCCCACACCACTTTGATTGTTGGTGATAACGGTGCTGGCAAATCTACTATCCTTGACGCGATATCGTTTGCTCTTTTTGGAAAGCCTTTCAGGAACGTCAAGAAAGACCAGTTGGTTAACAGCATCAACAACGGTAAGACTGTCGTTGAGTTGGAGTTTGCTATCGGCTCGAAAGAGTATATGATCAAGCGTGGAATCAAACCAGCAGTGTTTGAGATTTACCAGGACGGTGTTTTGGTAGACCAGAATGCTGCGGTCCGTGAGTACCAAGAGTATCTCGAAGACAACATCCTGAAGATGAATCAGAAATCTTTTGCCCAGATCGTTGTCATTGGATCCGCTTCCTATGTTCCGTTCATGCAACTTACCGCTGCACATCGAAGAGAAGTGATCGAGGATCTCCTTGACCTTCAGGTATTCAGCACCATGAACACACTTCTGAAAGAGCGAATCTCTCAGAACAAACAGGACATTCAATCTACAGATCACAGCATCATGCTGGCTCAACAATATATCAAGTTAGTCAACGACAACCTAGAAGCCATGAAACGTTTTGATGGTGAGAGCATCACCAAGCTTCAACAGAAGATTGACCAGGAAACCGAGAAAGCCAAAGATAAGATTCGATATGTTGACGAGATGAGGGGTAGGATTGCTCAGATCAAAGAAAGCCACAGTGAACGCTCAAGAATTGAGGGTGCTGCTAGGAGTGCCAGAGAGTATCAGAACAAACATGCACGGATAGCATCAAAACTGCAAAATGAAGTTGAGTTCCTGGAAAAGCATGTTGATTGTCCGACCTGTAAGCAAAATATCACAGAAGAGTTTAGGGCAAACACTATCAAAGAAAAAGAATCTATTATTATGGAGTCTATTTTAGAGATGGAAAAATGTGACCATGTGTTCGACAAAATCGAAGACGATCTGAATCGATTTATTGAGGATGATAATGATATCGCTGCTATGGAAGCTTCGATTCATAATACGACTTTTGAAGCAAAGACCCATGCCAAGCTTGCCCAGACTTACATGACCGAGATGGATAACATCAAGAATAGAACTTCTGTGGATCCAGTCGCTGAGTCACAGGCTAAAGCAAAAGAAAAAGAGTTGGCAGATCTTATTGAAAACAAGAAACAGATATTGAAAGATAAAGACACTCTTGAGACCGCATCACTTCTTCTCAAAGACGGTGGCATCAAAGCTAAGATTATCAAGCAGTATGTTCCTATCATGAACAAGCTGATCAACAAGTATCTTGCATCGATGGACTTCTTTGTCCAGTTTGAATTGGACGAGAACTTCAGCGAGACCATCAAGTCCAGGTTCCGTGACGAGTTCAGTTATGCATCATTCTCTGAAGGTGAGAAGACCAGAATCGATCTGGCACTACTTTTCACCTGGAGAGCCATTGCCAGAATGCGTAACTCAACCACAACAAATCTGTTGATTCTGGACGAGATCTTCGATGGTGCTCTGGATAGTAGTGGTACGGACGAGTTCCTAAAGATCATCAATACCATCGATGGTGACAACAATACTTTCGTTATCAGCCACAAGACAGACCAGATGTACGATAAGTTCCACAGCATTATTAAGTTTGAGAAGTACAAATCATTTTCAAGGATTGCAGCATGATATACAAGCTTTTACCCGAAAATCACGAAATGCTGTTTCAAGAGATGCAAAAATTTGATTTTGAAAATCCACCCTGCGACCCAGAGCAGCTGGCACTCGATCTGATCGAAACTATGAGAGCCAACCAGGGAATAGGCTTATCTGCAAATCAAGTTGGTTTACCCTACCGTGTTTTTGTCATGGAAGGTAGCCCAGCATTCGTATGCTTCAATCCAAAAGTCGTGGCGGTCAGCTCTGGACTTGCCAAGATGCAAGAGGGTTGTTTATCCTACCCAGACTTTTGGATTGACATTAAACGCCCACACACGGTTAAGGTTCGTTTTACTACCCCATCTGGTACTACCACAACCAAGACCTTTGATGAGTGGCACTGTCGATGTTTCCTACACGAACTAGACCACCTGAACGGAACCCCGTTCTACAAAAACGCAACTAATATGCAAATAGAAGCTGCCCGTAAACTCCGTACTAAAATAACCCGAAACAAGAAAAGGATGCTAAAATGAATGAACTAGCCAGAATGAATCATGTATTCCCGCTACACAAGCGTATTTTAATCAAAGCAAATGACGTACAAACCAAAACGCTTTCTGGTATCATAGTTGAAAGTGGTACGGGTGATGAATCTCGAACCGCAACTGTGATCGAGTGTGGACCTGATGTAGAGCACGTCAAGCCAGGATACACCATCTATATCATGTGGACGAAAGCCTTACCCGTCAGAATCAGTGGGCTAGACTATTCATTCATCAATGAAGAAGACGTTGTTGCAATTCTGGATAAGGTGTGATATAATTCTTGTATAAATAATACACAATGACTTTTTTAGTTGATACTCCATACACAAGATGTTTTATTCGTCAAGAATTTTTCTATGACGAAAAACGTGGTTATGGGGATTTTACTGAAGCCTATGTATTTGGTTTCCGAAGTGAACCGCAGCGAGTGCCTATGTTCCAGGTTATGCTTGCTAATGGAGCACAGTGGGCTAGAGTTCCGATACATATGATATGCAGTAAACCCTGTGATCCACTCCCCCTGGATGTTAGCGTTTGGTGGGACTGCTATAGTAGATATTGCACGGTTCATGAATTTGCTTTTCTAAGAAACCATGCGGTAAATTGCTATGGACGAGATAAACAACTAAGACGAGGCTCGTATCTATTCACAATAGATTGGGCTACTGGTGGCTTCAGTGAAATACCAGATCAACACAAGAATCATCATATAATTAGTTTAGAGTCTGGGCAGTGGGTGGCTTATCCTAACAATAAATTATTATGGCTTGATGATAGTTGGATAGAAGGCAAACCAAGTTTTGATTGGGTCAGCCCAAGTAAAGTTTATAGTGTAGAGGGTTAATGCACACAATACGCTGTCTTAGCTCAGTCGGTAGAGCACCTGCCTTGTAAGCAGGATGTCGTGAGTTCGATTCCCACAGACAGCACCAAATGCGTCCATAGTTTAACGGTAAAATGTGATCCTTCCAAGTTCAGGTCGTGGGTTCGACTCCCACTGGACGCTCCAAACGAACATAAATACTTGACAATATTAGGAATTATTATGTTATCCTTTAGTCAATTTATTAATGAAGAAACAAAACTTAACAACACCAGGAAAACCCAGGTAGCCACCACTGGTGGAACCTACGAGAAGACTGGTGTATATTTGAGTGATAAGCTTGAACCGAAGTCTAAGATTATTAGCATCGGTGCTGGTTTAGATCACACAAAGAAAGCATTGATGAAAGGTCTGGGTAAAGGTTATGTTGTTCATGACCACGAACCAAACCCAGAAGGACGTAAAGAAGCACCAGAGTATACAAACGCATCTAAGATACCAAAGAATGGTTATGATGCAGCAGTTTGCCATAATGTGTTGAATGTTGTAGAACCAAATGTTAGAGAGCATGTAATGCACTCCATATTCAACTCCATTAAGGAAGGTGGACACGCTATTATCGGCACACGAAAGTGGAAAGGTGATATCGAGAAGAACAAGAATTCTGAACCCGCTGAAGAAAAGAAAGCGATGTGGGTTAAGAAAGGTTCTGAAAGATCCTACCAAAAAGGGTTTGATGGTGATGAACTGAAAGACTATGTTCATGACTATGCGAAAAGAAACGGACACCAGGTTGAGGTTAAAAAGTTAACTGGTATCGCAGCTTCTGGTGTTCATGTTAAGTTATTAAAAAAATAGTACGCGCCTGTAGAGGAATTGGGAGACTCTCTGGATTTAGGTTCCAGCGTCCGAAAGGGCACTGTCGGTTCGACTCCGACCAGGCGTACCATTTGATTAACAATAAGTTTTATGATATAATAAGTTATGCGCTCGTAGCTCAACTGGATAGAGCAACGGACTTCTACTCCGTTGGTTGTGGGTTCGACTCCTACCGAGTGCGCCAAATTATATCGGAGTATAGCACAGCTTGGTAGTGCGCTTGCTTTGGGAGCAAGAGGTCCAAGGTTCGAATCCTTGTACTCCGACCAATTTACGGGTCCATAGCTCATCTGGGAGAGCGCCAGCTTTGCAAGCTGGATGTGGTCGGTTCGAGTCCGACTGGATCCACCAAAATGCGTGGATGTGCCTAAAGCACATGTACCCAAGTAGCCCTAATTGAACAGGTGAACGAGGACTTGGAATTAACCGAGGGCGCGCAATTTAAGGAAGTGTGGCAGAG